ATATAAAATTATTAAGTGAAGAATATGTATTTGATTTAATCAACCAAGTAAAAGATGTATTTAGATAATGTCAGGTAATCCTCAATCAGGTGGTATAGCTCATAAAGTAGCTATTTTAAGTGACCCGGGTAACGGTAGAGTTATTCGTACCGATATTACTCCTATTGTTCATGAATTTCATATTTACGAAAATATTTTTAAACCTACAATGAGTGCAGTAGTATCAATTTATGATGCTAATGGTGCTATTTTAAATGATCTTCCATTTACCGGGCAAGAATGGATTGTAATTAGAGTTGGTGAAGCAACTTATAGTTTTAGAGCATATAAGATTGAAAATGTAACACCAGCTTCTGAAAGAGCGTTTAGCTATAATATTCATTGTATTCAACCTGAGTTTGAGACAAGTCTTAACAAAGCAATATTTAATCATTTTGCTGGTGAGTTAGGCTCAGATATTATATCTGCTATTCATAGTGAACATCTAACTGTAGGTGGTCAAGCAAAATCATTAGAAGCTGAAGCAACTGATAGACCGTTAACATACACAGCAGCAGGTCATAACCCAATTGAGTTTATTCAAATGGTAGCTGCAGACAGTCAATCAGCAGAATATCCTGATTCCTCTCTTATGCTTTTCTATCAAGATAGAGAAGGTTTTAATTTTAAATCAGTAAATAAAATGCTTGACACTGATCCAGTTTCAGAGTTTTATTATGCTGATCCTGGTACAGAGAGAGGACCAAGATCTAGAAATTATATTTTAGGTCTTACATGGCATGATGCTGTTGATTCTATTAATGGTTTGAGAAACGGGTTATATGATAATACTGTAATTGCTATCGATATTAATACAAAGACATATAAAGAATATGTATTTAATTATGCTAAACAGTTTGGCGAAATAACTCATATTAAAAACGGTGGAAAGCCAATTGCTCGAGCTAAAAGCTGGAGTGGTACAGTATTAGGTGATCAATTGACTGGTGATTCACATGTACGATTAATACCTACTGATATGAATACCGATATTGAAAATCAAACCATTGATGGTAGAATTAGCGAAACAAATGACCCGCATATTTTCTTTTCTAAAAATAAACAGAACTTTTTAGGTAAATCAGTATCGTTAATGGGTGCTTTGAGACAGTTTAGAGTAGATATAACAAGTAACTATATTGATGGCGTCAAAGCTGGTGACTGTGTAAATATTCACATACCAAGTAACGCAGGCAACTTAGGTATTGCAGAAAGATACATTAAAATGTTCGGCCAAAGAAATCCAACATTTTTAGTTACAGGATCTACTATTACCTATGATGGTGTTGATGGCGGGGTGTTTTTAACACTACAGTGTGCAAAAGAATCTTTATCGGAAAGTTTAGGCGGACCAGCAGCTGATCCTGTAGAACAACCAGAAGCACCTCAACCACAGCAACGTGAAGGTCTTCCCTCTACATCAGGTGAGACAAGAGGTGAAAACCAAGAACAGACACCAGAAGAAGCTGCTGCAGCTGTTGAAGCATTGAAAAAATTTAATGAAGAGATTGGTGGGGGTGTTGCATACGCAAAATTAACCCCACAGGAAAAACAATATGCTATTGAGCAAGGATACCTTGACGCTGATACATACCCGGATGGAACATTTGAATAGGTGAATTATGGATTTTTCTAAAGATTTTTTAGGTTACAACTTTACTTGGTTTATAGGAGAAGTAGAGGATAGAAATGATCCTCTTAGATTGGGCCGTGTTAAAGTAAGATGTTTCGGCTGGCATTCATCAGATAAAGAGTTGCAACCAACAACAGCTCTACCTTGGGCAAATACTATACAACCTGTTACAGGTCCGGCAACGTCTGCATCAGGTTTAACTAAAGGTGTATGGGTATTTGGTTTCTTTTTAGATGGTAATAAAGCACAGCGCCCTATGATACTTGGACATATTCCAGGTTATAGATTTGGTTCACCAGGCGAATCAGAACTACCTTCAGTTGCAAGACAAGAAGCAGATTATCCATCACCCAACCAAACATTGAGAAGTGGTACTGTAACAGAAGATGTTGTTACTGATCCTGAAAATGATACTAAATGGTCAGAACCAGCTGAGCCTGCAGATGCATCTTACCCTTCTACACTAGTACAGGCACATGAATCTGGTACATACACACAAATCACAGGTTCAGGCAGATATACTATTCAAACTAATAATGGTAGTTATATTGAATTAGATGCTGGTGGTAATGGTAAGTGGAAAGTAATAACAGATAATTATCAGATTGTTGGTGGGGATGAATATATTAATGTTGGTGGTACAGTTAATATGACAGTAGCTGGCGATGTCAACTGGAACATTGCTGGTAACTGGTTAATGAATGTTGGTGGCAACGTTACTTGGAAAGTAGCAGGTAATGTTGATGAAGAAGTCACAGGTAATCATACAGAAGCAATTACGGGCAATCATGATTCAACAGTAAGTGGAAGTGTAAATGAGACTGTTAGTGGCAGTGCCACTGAAACAGTTAGCGGTTCTAAGACGTCTACATCTAGTGGCTCATATACGATTGATGGTTCTGCAATTAGTATTGGTTAAGGAGATTAAAAATGCCGGCAGCAAGCAGACAGGGTGATTCACTATCTACTGGACATGATTGTGTAGGCGTAACCACTTTAGCTGCTCCAGGGCAAGGTAAAGTGATAATAGAAGGAGAATTAGCAGCTAGAGTTGGTGATCCAACAGTATCACATCCCTTCCCTCCAAATCCTCCTTGCGCACCTCATGTAGCTGCGGTAAATGCGGGTTCAGGAAAAGTAACTATAGTAGGTTTTCCAGCTGCAAGAGTAGGAGATTCGGCAGATGCGGGTGCAATGATATCCGGATCTGGTAAAGTAAGTATAGGTGGATAAACTATGACACATGATATGATTGTCTCTTTATTTGAGACTTATGTAACAGAAAATGCAAAATTTGAAATTGGAAACAAAGCAGCAGGTACTAGAGCCAGAAAAGCTCTATCAGAAATAACTAAACTTGCAAAAACTCGACGTCAAGAGATTCAGGACGTAAAAAATAATGATAAATAAATGAAAAGATAGAGGTTTATATGGCTAGTTCAGCAGCTGCTAACCCAATAAGAAAAGAAGTACAGTTTAGTGACTTGGGTGTATCTTTTACACCTCATCCTGTCACAGGCAAACCTGTGGTCAAAAAGAATGCAGCTGCAATTACTGGTGCGTTAAAAAATCTTATTTTAACAAACCGTTATGAGCGTCCTTATGAACCAACATTTGGTTCTGATATTCAAAATCGTTTATTTGAAAACTTTGATGCTGTAGAAGCAATTAACTTAGAAGAAGATATTCGGTTAGCAATTGAGAATCATGAGCCAAGAGTAGAAGTACAAGACGTGACTGTTATAGGCGGTCTAGACAACAATACAGTATCGGTTAATGTTGTATTTTTTATTGTTAATGAAGCCGAGCCGCAAGAGTTAAAAATACAAATAGAGAGAACAAGATAAGATGCCTGCGAACAACGCGCTCGAGCTTACAGATATCAATTATGATACTATTAAGCAAAATTTAAGAAACTTTCTTTCTAACCAATCTGAGTTAGGGGATTATGATTATGATTCCTCTACTATGCAGATTCTTCTTAATGTATTGGCATACAACACATATATGAACTCTTATTATCTTAATATGGTGGGTAATGAGATGTTTCTTGATTCAGCACAGATTCGTAGTAATGTGGTTTCTCGTGCTAAAATGTTAAACTATACTCCGCGCTCTGCTCAGGGACCTACAGCTACTGTGCAGGTTGTAATCACTCCAACAGATACACCTGATTTTATTACTCTGCCTAAAGATACTAAATTTAGAACTACAGTTGACGGTACTCAATACGTTTTTGTTGCTACTGATACTATTACTGTAAATGCTGCTTCCGGAATATATTCAACAAATATTAATATTACAGAAGGTAGACCTTTTACTTTTAGATATACAGTTAGTTCTCTTAATCCTGTGCGTTATATTATTCCAGCAGACAATGTAGATACAAGAAGTATTATTGTAAAAGTTCAAAACTCTTCAACTGATACTACAATAACTACTTTTAACAATGCAGAAAATTTAACTACTGTAACTGCAGCTACAGCAGCATACTTCTTAAAAGAAAATGAAGATAGCCGTTATGAATTAGAGTTTGGAGATGGTGTTTTAGGGAAAGCATTAAATAATGGTAATATAGTTATTATTGATTATAGAACTTGTAATGGTACAGTTGCGCAAGGTGCGAATAACTTTACCTCAATAGATTCTATTGGCGGATATAGTAATATTACAGTTAATCATATTTCTAGAGCTCAAGGTGGTGGAGATAAAGAAACTATTCAGTCGATTAAGTTTAATGCTCCTAAAAATTATGAAGCTCAAGGTAGAGCAGTTACTCGTAAAGATTATGAAACTATAGTAAAAAATCAATTTGCAGATATACAAGCAGTTTCAGTGTGGGGAGGAGAAGATAATTCACCTCCGATATATGGACGTGTTTATATTTCTGTAAAGCCTTTTTCTGGAACATTATTAGCTGAAGATAGAAAGCAAACAATTGCAGATTATCTCGTCGATAGAAATGTACTAACTATTGAACCTCAAATAGTAGATCCAACATATCTTTATGTAAAACCTCAACTCACAGTAAAATATAACCCAGATTTAACTACATTAACAGCAGGGCAACTTAGCACCGCTATATCTAATGCTGTTATTAATTATGAAACAAATAAATTAGGGTTGTTTGGTCAAAACTTTATAGGTTCCCAATTAATAAAAGATATTTACGAAGTTAATAATTCTATTACTTCTATTCAAACTGAATTGTATATGGAGAAAAAATTTAAACCTAATACATCAGTTAGAACTACGTATACAATTAACTTTAATAATGAAGTTCATAATTATGAAAATGTAACTAAAGCGTTTAATATTAGTTCAACAAAGTTTACATATAATGGAAATGCAAACAGTTATTTTGACGATGATGGGTCTGGTACTGTTAGAATATATTCGCTTACATCCACAGGATCACGAACCTATTCGAATACTTCAGCAGGATCTATTAATTATTTAACTGGAGTAATAGTTCTTAATGATTTATTAATAACAGCTTTCGTAGGAGATTCAATAACTATTACAGCTGATCCTGATAATGATGATATTAATGGTTTAAGAAATCAGTTATTATTGATTAAAGATGCATCTATAAGTTTGTATGATACTAAACTACAAAGTACCGTTTCTACTATATCATCTATTAATACTGAAGGTACTACAACCACAATACCTGAAACTGGTGTTATAACAACGGTATACTAATGGCTACGGATAATAAAACATCAGTACTAGTTAAAAATCTACTTCCTGATTTTTTAGATACAGAAGGACCTAAGTTTCAAACGTTCGTAAAAGCATACTACGAGTGGATGGAAACAACCGGTCAAACGACTGAGCAATCTAAAAATCTTTTAAATAATCAAGATATTGATCTTGCAGCAGAAGAATTTTTAAAATATTTTAAGAGAGAAATACTATCTCAATTTCCTGAAGACATTTTAGCTGATAAAAGATTAGTTTATAAAAAGATTAAAGATCTTTATAGATCAAAAGGCTCAGAAGAGTCTTATAAACTACTATTCCGTATTTTATATAATGAAGAATTAGACTTTTATTACCC